ACCCATTTTATTGCTGGTCAAGGAAGTATTGGTGCTGGTTCTACTGTCGGAAACCAAACTGGTTTTTCTGCCACTTCAGGTTTAACAGGTGCAACTAACAACTATGGTTTTCAGGGTGGCATTCCTGCTGGTACTGGTCGTTGGAACCTTTACATGGACGGTACGGCAGCAAACTATTTGGCTGGTCGTTTGGGTGTAGGTGTTACTTCAAACAGTTATGCGATGGTGCAAATCATAAATAGCACAGCAGGCGACAAAGCGTTAGTCGTTAGAGGTGCAGCGTCGCAAACAGGTGATTTGTTGGATGTTCAGAACTCTGCTGCCACATCACAGTTCAAAGTTGGCGCTAATGGAAATACTCTTATTGGTAGTGGTAATGCTCCTAGTGATAAAAGTCTTTCAATTAACAGACCAATAACGGGTGGAACAATAGGTTACGGCACATATGCTGCTCAAACAGTCCAGTCAGATGTAACTGATTGGGGTATTGCATACACCAGTAATATCAATACGGCAGCGGCGGCGTTTACTCTAAGCCAACTTTACCATTACCACATTTTTGGTGTTTCTACTCCTGGTGCTGGTTCAACAATTACAACCCAAACTGGTTATTTTGCCCCTGGTTCCTTAACTGGCGCAACCAATAACTATGGTTTCCGTGGTGCTATCGCTGCTGGTGCAAACCGTTACAACTTGATTATGGATGGAACCGCAGACAACTATTTGGCTGGTCGTTTGGGTGTTGGAGCGATACTTAACTCTGGTGCGATGGCGAGAGTCACGAACACCACAGCAGCCGATGTTGGGCTAATTGTCCGTGGTGCAGCCAGCCAAACAGGTGACTTGCAACAATGGCAAAACTCTGGAGGAACAACACTAGTTTCAATAAGTTCTGATGGTTATATTAATAAAACTGGGATTACGTATATTGGCCCACAATTAACATTTGCTAATCCAGGTGTCGGAAATGACACTAGATTTACTTTTACAAAATCAAGTGATGCTGCATGGCTAAGTGTAGTTGAAATGGCATCAGACCAAACATATTATGAATTTGGTATGTCAGATAACCCAAGTGGTGGAGATTACTTCCAATGGAAGTTTGATACATGGGAGTCTCCAGCACAAGGGTGGATGCCTTTACAGATGACTGGATTTTCAACAAGGTTTACTTCATCTGTATCAAACTGGGGTTCAGTCTCTATACCAGTAAACTCACCATTTGCAACAACAAATACATCAGCAACTTCAAGCACTTCTTTTCAAGTAAATAAATATGCCCCTATAAATAGCACAGCATACTCATTAAATAAAGATTCAGGTACTGGTACAGGGACTGTCACACTAAACGCACAATCATTTACTGGCACATCAAGATTAGGTTATTGGATAGTAATTGATGCAGGAGCAACAACATTTACATGGGGAAATGCCTCTACTGGAAGTGCGGCAGTTGGTACAGGTGTAGCAATAACAGGGTCTGCACAAACTCTTTCCAATGGAGTATCAGTCACCATATCGTTAACTGGACATGTTGCTGGAGATAGATGGTCATTCTTATGTTTCCCTAGGCCAACTAGTGCAATTGGTGGGAGTTTAGATGCTGGAGCAATGCAAATAATTTACCCATCAGCAGGAATTACTGGACTTGTTGTTAAGGGTGCAGGATCACAAACCGCTGACCTCCAACAATGGCAAAATAGTTCTGCGTCAGTTCTTGCCAAAGTAACCGCTGGTGGTTCAATTTTTGCAACAGAATTAAAAGTAACTGCTGGTAACTCACTTGGAGATTCAGGTGGTGTTGGAAGTTACTTGGTTACCAATACAACCAACATGTCGGTTATTACCCGCACAGCGACAAATATTGGTTTGATTGTAAAGGGAGTGGCTTCACAAACCGCCAACCTACAGGAATGGCAAAACTCATCGTCAACCGTTATGGCTCATGTAGACTCTAACGGTAATGCAAAATTCGCTTCCATAGACGGTGGAAGCGCTTAACAATAGGAGAAATCATGGCAATTGATTATTCATCACTACTTACCAACGAGCAGAGGACCAACCTTCTCAACCAACGAATCTCGCAGTTTGCGGCAGAGGCATGGCAACATGAACTCAACAAGAAAACATGTGAGCAGTTGGGTGACGAAGCAGGCGTTGAATCGGCGGCAAAAGCACTAGAGGTGCTTGACGCTGCTATCAATGTACACCAAGCCGAACTTGCAGAAATCCCAGCGGAATAGAGTTAACTGATGCCTGTTCAAACCAAAATTCAAACCCGAAGGGACACGGCGGCTAACTGGACCTCAGTTAACCCTACTCTTGCTGCGGGTGAGTTTGGGTATGAAACAGACACAGGTAAAATAAAGATTGGAAATGGGACAACCCTTTGGAACTCCCTCTCTTACTCTGCTACGACTGGTCCTACAGGTCCAACTGGTGTAACTGGGGCAACAGGACCTACTGGACCAACTGGTGTCACGGGACCTACAGGTCCTACTGGTGTCACGGGACCTACTGGTCCGACAGGAGTAACAGGTAATACTGGTCCGACTGGACCCACGGGTGTTACAGGTTTGACAGGACCTACTGGTCCAACGGGAGTTACTGGTACGACAGGAGCCACAGGTCCTACAGGTGTAACAGGAACTACAGGAGCGACTGGACCTACAGGTCCTACGGGAGTAACTGGTACCACGGGAGCAACGGGGCCTACGGGTGTCACTGGAGCGACAGGTGTAACTGGGGCTACGGGTGCTACTGGTGTTCAAGGAAACAAGGGTGGACTGCGTTACAACTACTCGTCAACAATCACTGACGCTGACCCAGGTCAAGGTATATTCCGTTTCAATAATGCTTTAGTTAGTTCAACTACACAGATTTACATTGATCTGTTAGACATTAACGGCGTTGACTTTACTAACGTCATTGACAGTTGGGACGACAGCACTAATACTGTAGAAGGAACCATTACTATTCTTTCAAATAGTAACTCTGATTCTAGCGCCGCAGTATTTAACCTCACCTCAATTACTACCGCTACGGGTTATCGCAAACTTAACGTAACCTTTGTTTCTGGTGTTGCCTTTACTGACACTGAACAGTGCGTCATTGTATTCTCACGTTCTGGTGATGTTGGTGCAGTAGGTGCAACAGGACCTACGGGAGTTACAGGAGCCACGGGTCCTACTGGGGTCACGGGAACGACTGGTGCTACGGGACCTACAGGTCCAACGGGTGTGACTGGTCCTACAGGACCCACTGGAGTTACAGGAACAACTGGAGCCACAGGTCCTACTGGAGTGACTGGACCCACTGGAGTTACGGGGGCTACAGGAGCCACAGGTGCTACGGGACCTACTGGCGTTGGTTATTCGTCAACTACGTCAACAACTTCGTTCTTAATTGGCACTGGTTCTAAAGCATTTACGGTTGCTAATACTGGAGCATATGCAATTGGAGAAAGAGTTCGTGTTATCAACACTGGTTCAGCAACAAACTATATGGAAGGTGTTATCACCGCTCTTGTTGCTAATACCAGCATTACTGTTCTTGTAGATGTTGTTGGTGGTTCTGGAACATTTACTGCATGGACATTCTCTATTAGTGGAAACGTCGGTACGACTGGTGCAACTGGAGCCACAGGACCCACAGGTGTCACTGGACCAACAGGCCCTACGGGTGTGACTGGGGCAACAGGTCCAACAGGACCTACGGGAGTAACAGGCCCTACTGGAGCCACGGGTGCTACTGGTCCAGCCGTATCGCTAGGAACTGCTACACCCCAGGTACTTGGAACAGCCTCGGCTGGTACGTCTGCATCAGCCGCACGAGAAGACCATGTGCACTCAAAAACTATTACCATGCCATCAATTAACAACATTGCGAATGGCTTTACCGTAACCGCAACTGCCGCTGGTACAACAACACTAACTTCTGCAAGCAATGGTATTCAAGAGTTTACTGGTTCAACAACTCAAACTATTCTGCTTCCATCAACAGCAACAATCAGTGTTGGTACTGAGTATTACATTATCAACAACAGTAGTAGTTCTATAGCCATACAAACATCAACTGCCGCAGCAGTACTCACTCAGATATCAGGAGTTTCTGTAACATACACCTGCATTTCTACTGCTGGTAACACCGCCGCCGCATGGGAAGCAGCATACACTGGGTTCAGCACAATCACTGGAACTGGGAATAATGTTCTTTCTAACACGCCAACTTTAGTTACTCCAAACATCGGTGCGGCTACAGGAACCTCACTTGCAACAACTGGTAACATCTCAACATCTGCTGGTGCAATTTCGGCAACTGGTGGTTCTATAACTGCTCGTGCTGCCACTACCCAAGATGGTGTAAGCCTTGTTGGTCGTTCTGGTGGAACTAACACCCGTTCAGTAACAATTACTCCAACAACTTTGAGCGGCAACCAAACTTTGACGCTTCCAGACACAACGGGAACTGTTGTAACAACTGGTGATACTGGGTCTGTAACCAGTACTATGATTCTTAACGGAACAATAGCAAATATAGATATTGCTACTAACGCCGCAATAAATACAACTAAAATCACCAACTGGGAGAACGACCAGGTTATACTATCAAATCAGATATTTGGTTAAGGAGAAATAATGGCAACATTCAGCAAAAACATCCTCAGCGGTTCAACAAACGGTCGCCCAATTCTGGTCAACCAGACCGCTATTGCGACTGGTACAACTATTCATACTGGTCCAACAGCAACTACATCGTTTGATGAAATCTGGCTGTATGCGATGAACACAAGTGCTGCAACAAAGAAACTTACGATTGGTTGGGGTGGTGTAACCGATCCTAACGATTTGATTGAGGTTACTATTGCAGCGGAATCTGGTCTTGTGTTAGTTGCCCCAGGTCTCATCCTCAAAGGGGTTGCTACAGCACTTATTGTTAGGGCGGCGGCGGCTGACGCAACATCTATCAACATTCACGGTTACGTAAACAATATAGTCTGATACTTATGGCTCACAGATTTGGCGCAAGAACACGACCTTCAACACTCGTTGGACAATGGTTTGGTAGCGGAATGGTTGGTTTAAACCCTCCAACAACTATTGAGTATTTGGTGGTTGCTGGTGGCGGTGGAGGTGGCGGTTACGCAGGTGGCGGCGGTGGAGGTGCAGGCGGTTACCGCTCTAGCACATCATTTGCTGTTAGTGGAAGTTTCACGGTAACTGTTGGTGGTGGTGGGGCTAAAGCAACAACAGGCACAGATACGTTTGCTGGAACATCGGGTAACAATTCTGTTCTATCAACTATCACTTCAACTGGCGGTGGCGGTGGTGGCGGTATCGGTACAAGTCAAAGCGCAAAAACTGGTGGTTCAGGTGGTGGTGGCCCAGGTGCAAACGCTGGTTCTGGAGGAACGGGTGGTGGTGCAGGTAACACCCCATCAACTTCACCAGCACAAGGAACGAACGGTGGCACGGGTTCTACCGACGAAGCAACATATCGTGCAGGTGGTGGTGGTGGCGGTGCTACAGCAGTTGGCTCAAACGCTAGTGCTACATCTGGCGGCACAGGCGGTGCTGGTGGTGGTGGTACAACCTCATCAATAACAGGTACTACAGTAACCCGTGCAGGTGGCGGTGGCGGTGGCGGTTACGGTGTCCAAGGCGCAGGTGGTTCTGGTGGCGGTGGCACTGGAACAACTGCTGGAACAGTCAATACTGGTGGCGGTGGTGCTGGTGCAGCACTTGTAACAAACGGCGGCTCCAACGGTGGTTCAGGTGTTGTCATTATTGCTTATCCGACAACGTTTGATGCGTTAAGTTCAATTGGTGCAGGACTCACATACTCTATTGATACAACAACTAGAAGTGGATATCGTGTTTACACTTTCACTCTTGGTTCTGGAACGGTAACGGTTTAACATGGCACACTACGCATTCCTAGACGAAAACAACATTGTGACTCAAGTGATTACTGGGCGCAATGAAACAGAAATTATTGAAGGAATTTCTGATTGGGAAATGTATTACGGTCAACTACACAACCAAGTTTGCAAACGAACCTCATACAACGGCAACATTCGCAAGCAATACGCAGGCATCGGATACACCTATGACCCTGTTGCTGATGTGTTTGTAACACCACAACCGTACCCATCATGGACGTTAGACGAAAACCACGATTGGCAAGCACCAACACCAAAACCAGAGGGAATGTATATCTGGGACGAGGAAACCCAAGGTTGGGTTGCATTTATTTGATATAGTTCCTGCATGCAACAACACGGGGAATACCAGTACAACCAAGAATTAGCAAACAGGATAGCCAAAGCGTTTACCGCCGCTGATTCAGACAAGTCCACTTATCATGCGTACCATGAACCTTACGCACACATCCTTGAAGGTCGTGACGTTAAGTCATTCTTAGAGATTGGACTGTTCCTCTGGGACACTCCGACAACTGACCTCTATGCATGGGCAGAGATATTACCAGATGCTCAAATTTGGGGCGCAGACATCAAACAGCATTTACTGTTTAATACAGACCGTATCTCTTGTTTGTACATTGACCAAGCAGACTCTGACACATTTCCACCAGTGCGTGACGCTATTGGTGACAAGGTGGATGCAATCCTTGATGACGCTTCTCATGTCTACAGTTTGACCATTAACACCTTTGAAAACATGTTTGATCTAGTGGCTCCTGGTGGTGTTTACATGATTGAGGACATTTTGCTTAACGGTAAACCTGGAGTTGACTGGGAACAGAACGTCAAGGAACTTGACAATTACTTTAAAAAGACAGAGTATAACTACGAGTTTTATAGCACCTCTACAATTGACAGGTGCATAGATAGCGTTGTATTAGCCATTTACAATTAGGAGTGACATGAGATTTCATGTTGTAAGTCTGCCCCACACAAACACGACCCTTGATTTTACGGCTTGTGCATTCACTGAAAAGTGTCGCAAGTTCGCCATCATGATGAAGTCTCTAGGTCACACCGTCTACATGTATTCAGGTGAGTTCAACAGTGCTCCATGCGATGAGCACATCCCATGTTTGACCGAAGAAGAACGCTTGGAAGCAATTGGTGATGCCCACTACACGATGGCTTCATTTGACTACCACCTTCCTCACTGGCGTAAGTTCAACGGCAATGTCATTAAAGGTATTCGTGAGAGAGCAGAACAACAGGACTTCATCTGTGTGATTGGTGGTCTAGCCCACAAAGAGATCGCTGACGCATTTCCAAACATGATGACCGTAGAGTTTGGTATTGGTTACGGTGGCGTGTTTGCCCCATACAAAGTGTTTGAATCCTACGCATGGATGCACACGGTCTATGGTTCTTCTAATCCAAACCCAAATGCCCTTGACGGTAAGTTCTTTGACGCTGTCATTCCTGCTTACATTGACATGGAACAGTTTCCATTTAGGGAAGTTCCAGACGACTACTACCTATTCATGGGTCGCCTAACCGAGCGTAAGGGATACCAGATCGCTGTTGACGTTTGTAAACACATGAACAAGAGGCTTATTATCGCTGGACAGGGGACACCTCCTGCCTATGGAGAGTACGTAGGCGTAGTAGGCGCTGAGAAGCGTGCAGAACTCTTTGGAGGGGCGATAGCCTCCTTTGCCCCCACAATCTACATTGAGTGTTTTGGAACTGTAGTGATAGAGTCTCAAGCCTGTGGGACTCCTGCCCTGACCACTGACTGGGGAGCCTTTACGGAGACCGTAGTCAATGGTGTCTCTGGATATCGTTGCCGTACCCTCAAAGAGTTCTGTGAAGCCGCAGAAAACGCCAAGTACCTAGATCGGGCTAAAGTACGTGAGCATTCATACAACCGTTATAGTCTTGAGGTCATCGCCCTTGAATATGACAAGCACTTTAGGCGCTTGTCTACGCTTTGGGAAGATGGCTGGTATTCTCTTAAGTAAGCATTAACTAGGTAAGGAAACTATGGCCTCGTACAGCAAACAAATTCTAAGTGGATCAGTAGACGGTAAGCCAATTGCGGTAGCCGCAGTTGCCACCCCTGGAACACTTATCCACACGGGTTCAACAACAGTCACTACCCTGCATGAAATCTGGCTGTACGCCATGAACACTCATACTGCGGCTATTAAACTCACTGTTGAGTGGGGTGACGCAACAACTGCTAACAACATTGAATACACCGTGGCGGCTGAAAACGGTCTCTATCTAGTTGCTCCAGGTTTGTTACTTAAGGGTAACGCCACTGCACTGACAGTTAGAGCGTTCGCCCCAACCGCAGGAATTTCAATCCACGGGTATATTAATCAGATAGCCTAATCTCATGATTTTTGAGTCTCGGTATATGTCCGAGCCTAGTGTTGGTGCTTGGATTACGGGCACTCCAATTTTAAACACTTTTTATACATGCTCTGGTGGGGAAACACCAAGCGGTTCTATCTGCCCTAAAACTTGTTACACGCCTGTCTATGGTTGCAATGGTACGTTTAACGCTACAACTACGCCTAATGGTTGCGCTGTATCTACTGCGGCTAGTTGTAACTTTGCTGGCTATAACTGTTCTGGAGCAGTCCAAGGTGACCCGAACGTATATAACTGTGACTACGCAACATGCATTGCTTACAGATGGGTATCAACTCCAGGTGGGTACGCTTACACAGGTACAAGTGTTCCAGCAACTCCTACCTATTATTATGGAGCCGACGCCGTAGTTGGGTACACTCCTTATGACTGTTCATATGCGGCAACAGTAAACACATTCACGACATATCCAAATATGCCTGTGTATACTAGGAGAAATCCAAGCATTAAAAGGTAACCATGGAACGAATTGAAAACCAAAAAGAACGTATTGCTATCTGTGAACAATGCCCTAGGCTCTTTAAACCAACGTACACTTGTAAAGAGTGTGGTTGCTTTATGAAAGTAAAAACCCATATCAAATCACAAAAATGCCCGATAGGAAAGTGGTAACCACATGGCATACGAAATCATTGAAACAACCTTAGGACCTCTTGTTAAGCACAACGGGACCTACGCATCTTTGCAGGACTTCCAGATCCTTTTTGATGTCATGGAAGAAGACCCAACTTTTGCTGACGCAATGAAAACCCATATTCTTGCGTCACTTGCAAATGCAGTGGCGGACATTACCGAGGCATTTACCCTCGGTATTGGAACCAGTCCAGCCAAGTTATATGGCTATGTGAACTCTATTTCAGCCCATACTGCCTTTACGCAACAGCATTGGCCTATGTACCTTCGTAGTATTGAACAGGCTCAACAAGCACAGTAAATAGGCTAAAATGGTGCCATGACGAAAATGCCGTGGCCTGTGGTTCCAATTAAGTTTTGTGAACACCTAGAGGGCAAAAAGCCTTCTCAGATCACCCCTGCAATGCTCCGCAAGTTGTCTGTTGGTGGTCAGATGCATCACTGTGCCGCTCGTGCTTTTGAAGCAATGAAGTCTGCCGCCGCAAAAGATGGAGTTAAGTTGGCTCCGACTTCCATCGGGGATACATTCCGCAGTATTGAGACCCAGACCAGAGGATTCCTTTCCAGATACCAAAAGGAATTAATCCCAGGTGCCTCAACCCGTACATGGAATGGTGTGAAGTGGTACTTGAAGAAGGGCAACGCCCCTCTAGCGGCTCCTAATGATGACCCTAAGACCTGCTCACGCCACATGCTCGGTATTGCAATTGACATTGCTAACACTGGTAACAAGAAAGTCTTGGACTGGCTTTTGGCTAACGAACAGAAGTTTGGTTTTAGCCATGAGGTGGTGACTATGCCAGGGGCCGAGAGTTGGCACATTCGTTTTACCGAAGGCAGGGCAATGCCACAAGCAGTACTTGACTACGAAGCGACCCTTCCTCCACAAGCGTAATATAGACCCTTATGGCACCACGTAGACCTGGTATTGGTGGACAAGGTCGGCAAAGAATAGAAGCCGCACTCACTTATTATACGGGTACTCAACAAATTGAGACCGAACGTAGGCGACAAAAGAACCTTGAAGAGGAACGTGATACTAGATTTAGTTCTGAAAAACTTGGTGACATTAGACCATGGTACCCAGAACAGCAACATGGTCCTAAAGAAAGTAGCCGTGTTTTAAGTTTTAAGTTTGTACCATCGGCTGCCGAAGGGGAGGAAATTCTAGGTACAAGGTATGGCACAGTGTTTGTTCGCTTTTTTAAAAATAATACTCCATGGAAATACATGAATGTACCTCTCTACATTTATGAATCCTTTGCGGCATCCCCATCAAAAGGTAAATATATAAACCAAGTGTTAAACAACTATCCGTATAGTAGAGTTACTGGCGACGAATTATCTACTTACTTTACGGATTTATAACATGAATGAAGTCCATGGCATTGGACCTTTTTACTACATCATTAGGGATTTTGCAAACCTCAATACACCTTTAATGTGTATAGGTATTATGAAAGAACTAGGGCAACCATGGCGTCATGGTAAAGGGTTACAGTTGCGTACACGAAAATACACCCTACAAATTGGGTTGTGTAAGCGTGTCAATATACAAGATGAAACAGACGGTATATTACAAGCAATAGGTGGTCGTGAAATGGATGTACCTGCACAAGAGATTGGATTATGGTGATGGGCTTTTTTAAAAAAGAAGAACCTTCTAAAAGGCAAGTACCAAAACGTTTACAAAATCTAGACCGAGCCTCTTTATTGCAGTGGTTTGATACCAGTGTCATGATGCTTGGATCTTCTTTTGATCGCTGGCGTTACCATGACGGTCCAGATGGTGAGGTAAGTGACGCCATTGAAGCATTGTCAGATTTGTGGCAAGAATTACAGAATCGGGTTGACGCTACAAAATAGTAATGGTACTATCAAAACCATGTCAAACACATCAACAAAACCCGTCCTATCAAACATTGACGCAGTAGAAAAGCGTCGCCTTATCAATGCAGTTCATGACCTCTTTTTGGTTACTGAATCATATTCCCCAAAGGTCTTTCAAACCTCTGAAGAAGACCCTGAAAGTGTTTCCGTGGACCTCAAATCCCTCATTATGATTATTGAGGACTCCGCCGCCTTGATCTCAGAATTGCGCCCACGCCGCCCAATATTCAATGATGAGTCACAACTTCAACTCAAGTTTGATAACAGCGACTACTAATTAGTCTATGATTGGTCTGTGCTCACAGACGACGAATTAGACGAAAACCTCTTAGCCGAGGACGTGGCGGAGGAACTGGACGAAACCTCAGCGGAATTCGTAGACGAACTGGTAAAGCGCATCATTGTGTTTACCGAAGAGTTCTGTGACGTAGAGTTGTTCCCGTACCAAATTCCTATTGCCTACCGTTTGATTGAATCTGTCATTCTTGGTGACGGTGAAGAAATGACAGTAGTGGCTACACGTCAGTCGGGTAAGTCTGAAGTGTTATCTAATGTTATGGCATCGCTTATGGTGATCTTGCCTAAGTTGTCCAAGATATACCCAACATGGCTTGAGAAGTTTGAAAAGGGTTTTTGGTGTGGAGTGTTTGCACCAGTAGAAGACCAAGCAGACACCGTGTTCAGTCGTATCGTTGGAAAACTTACTAGTGACCACGCAATGGACTTTTTGTTAGATCCTGAGATTGATGATAAAGCAACGTCAGGTGGCGCTCGTGGTAAAGGTCGCATTATAACTTTAAAGCACTCTGGTTCTCTTTGCCGTATGCAGACATGTAACCCAAAGGCAAAGATTGAATCAAAGACGTACCACTTCGTCATGATTGACGAGGCTCAAGAAGCCGACGAGTACATGATTGCCAAGTCAATTAAACCGATGTTGGCATTTAACAACGGCAGTATTTGTTTGACAGGCACCGCTACTCGTAATAAGTCTTACTTCTACAAAATGATCCAGTACAACAAACGACGAATGGTCAACGGTAAGAAGTCACGACCTTGTCACTTTGAATACGATTGGAAAGTTGCCTCTAAGTACAACAGCAACTACGCCAAGTTTATTGCTAAGGAAAAGTTACGTATTGGTGAAGACTCAGACGAGTTCCAGATGTCGTATTGCAACAAGTGGGTACTTGACCGAGGTATGTTTGTCACTGAAGAGCGTCTGGAGCGCTTATACGACCCGTCTATGCCTATTGTCAAACAATGGTGGCGGACCCCTGTAGTAGTCGGTATTGACGTCGCCCGCTCTAATGACTCCACCGTAGTAACGGTGTGTTGGGTGGATTGGGACCATCCAGATCCATTTGGTTTCCATGAACATCGTGTATTGAACTGGTTGGAAATTAACAATGAGGAGTGGGAATCTCAGTATTTCCAAATTATTGACTTCTTACGCAACTATGACCCTTTACGTATTGGGATTGACTCCCAAGGTGTTGGTGGAGCCGTAGCCGAACGTATGCAAATTCTTCTCCCTGACATTGAAGTTCTGGCGGTGTCCTCGGACTCCAAGGCTCAACATGAGCGATGGGTGCACCTAACAGAATTAATTCAGAGAGAACAATTAATTATTCCAGGACATTCTAAGGCTCGCCGTACTCGTGGCTGGAAACGCTTCAATCAACAAATGAGCGATCTAGAAAAGACTTACCGTGGTCCATATATGCTGGCTGAGGCTCCTGATGAAAAAGGCGCTTTTGACGACTATCCAGACTCTTTAGCCATAGCCTGTTTTATGACTATGCACGATACTTTGCCCCAAATACAGGTAGCAGAAAACCCATTCTTTAATTGATGGTAATCTAGTAACAAGTTAAAAACCCCTATTACGGAGGCTTACGTGAACGTAGCACCAGCACCACAATTCCCAGAGCGCTCACCGAACGTTTTTGAGCGTTCAATGGCGCCAAGCATCCCAGGCAACCGTGGACCGTTGCGCTTTGAAGAAGGCGTAGCAACAGACACAGACGTACCAAACGACTTCGGTCGTGGTGCGTACTTTGACCCATCATCGGCCCCTGGTCGTCAGAACCACAACAACCCTGAAATGTTCTACAAGTACCCTGAGGAGACCATGCGTGAGCGTGCTCACGTAGGTTCGGCTTCGTGGATTGAGGCACCATCGGTGCTCTCAGAGTTTGTTCAAGGCTCAATGTCAGGCGACGGAATGCCACAGTTTGAGTATGAGTACAACAGTGGCGGTCACATGAACCGCATGAACCCAACAGTCGTTAACGACTAGTTATGGAAGGCGGCGCCGATTCGGGCGCCAGCACAACTGACAGCGCTGTTAATGGTGGGGGGAGTCAACCGACTCCCCCTACTAATACCCAATCTGGGATAGCGATTGGTCAAGTGTATGCTGGGGCGGGATTCTTTACAGGGGCAATGAAGTCCCGTAAACAGCATTTCCACGAGACCCAGCAACAGTACCGACGCCCTGATTATGGTACAAGTGATCGCAATCCATTGATTGGACACACCCCAGGTCCTAAGGGTGGTATTGACATGAAGCGCAATATGTCAGGACTTGGCGTTGGTTACCAAGACGCTCTTGATCTTTTTAAACCTATGCGATCTGGTTTAAACAAAGTTTCTAATGGTACTCGTATGAACCACCGCCCACAAGACCCAATGCGTCGCCGTGCACAAGGCACTCGTGCATATGCAGAGGCTAATCCTGAAAACAAGGATGGCATCTGATGGCGGCTAAGAAAAAGGCTAAAAAAACAATAACAAGAGCGGCTGATTTAGATACCCGTGATGTCAGAATGTCTGACATGACCCCTGCTGAACAACGTGAGGCTGTGGGACTTGTTAGTGAACGATCCATGCAAACACGCCAATCTTTAAAAAAAGCAGGTAACCCTGATTGGAAAAAGGCTGTAAATAAACCCGTAACTTTAGACAGCATGACTAATGCCCGTGTCAGAGGTTACAAAGAGGCTTATACGTCACCTACTAAACTTCCGCATGAAACATATGCTGGTGAAGATTTTTACTTTGATAACCGTGGGCAAGTGGACACACCGATGCAAGAAGTGGGATCTACTATTCCAATAGATACTGTTGCAAGTGCGGCGGGAACTTTAAGTGTTCGCAATGACCCAAAATTGGAAAAAGCAACATTAGGTGCGATGGTGCGAGGCCATGCACAAGGTAAAGTTCATTTTTCTCCACAATTTGTTGAAAGTGTCAAAGGTTATGATGCTGCAACAAAAGATGTAGTTTCTGGTAAAAAACCTGCCTATGATGTACCTTCTGAATTAGTTGGCACAACTAAACCTATGCGTGAACTTCCTGGTCATGTGGTAGCCGCCGCATCTTCAAAGCAAGCACGTGAAGCAGGTGCCCAAGCGCATGTTACAGGAGTTGACTTAGATCAAATGGGTAAGACTGGTATGCACGGAAATAGGTCTTCAGCATGGGACACTCTAGTAAGTGGTGGCACACTTGACCCACATAAAACTCCAAAACAAGCATCATACGCTCAAGCACACGTTTCTTCGGTTCCCAATACGCCTGAACATAGGGAATGGAAGTTAAGAACTGGGCATATTGGGGCAGTACTACGTGGAGAAGTTGCTGGTAGTCAAGGAATGTTTGATTTTGAAGGGCTTCGCAGTAGTAATGAAGGTGTTCTTTCAAATGAACACCCCACAGCAGAAGACTCTTGGATGATTGGTGTTAGTTATGATCAACCAAACGAAGTGCTTAAAGCCACTGGTGATAACCGTGTGACTACAAAAGGTCGTAAAAAAAGTAAAACTCAAATTGCTCCTGGTGACACTCGCTTTAACAAAGGTTCCATTGAGCATGCTGTACATCATGAAGCGACTGTCAGAGCGGCAAAACAAGTACAAAAAGACTTGGATTTAGATTTTACTGTTCCTTCCCTGTCTGTCCAAGAAGGGACGTGGGCAAACAAACGACGAAGTACAGGAGATGACGCTGATTACAACGATCAAATGAAAGCATTAGAGGAAGCAAGAAACCCAAAGAAAGATAAAAACGCCCCTAAACTAATTCAAGAACACCCGACCGAATCAATGCCAGGTCTTAACTGGGACCAATTCAAGAGTTAACGGAGATTGCCATGACCGATGCATGGGCGCTTATTATCGCCACACTTATCACCACCGTTGCTGGAGTTGTCGGCGCAGGGATTAAGCAACTAAAAGAACTCCGTAGAGAGAACCGCAATGACCACGGAATGGTCATGCTTCATTTAAAAACTGTAAGACGCAGTATTGATAGCGTCGGAGAAAAGGTGGAAGCCGTCTCCGAGCGCCTTGACAACCACATTGATTGGCACCTAGATAACAAGAAGTGATACATGACACACCCATGAATTGGGTGCTAGGATATTCCTGACCGTAATTCTGAATTGGAAAAGGTTAGGTATTTGTGAAACAACAAGAGCAGAAATCATCTCTGCTGGACGCCCTGCTATCTCCCCGAACTAATCTTTCGGCAGACGCATGTAAGTTCAACAGAACAGTGAACAAAATGTCTACTGAAGAACAAGAAGCAATTAACCGTGCGATTGACCTCATTCGTGAGGACAACGGTTTAGGTAAAAGCAAATCATACAGCGCATCGTGGCTTACCAAAGTCATGCGTCAACATGGTTACAACGTGAGTATAAGTACGATCCAGCGACATGTCAATAAAGAATGTTGCTGTTACCAAGGAGATGCACAATGAGTGAATTAGCCAAAGCGTTAGCAACACCACCACAAGACAAAACTAAGTTGCTTGGCAAGTTAGTTGAAATGCTTGAAAGCAAGAACATTGATATCAACGAGATTGGTGATATCAAGCGTGTCAAGTTGTATCAAGCAATGTCAAAAGATTCAGATGGCGAGGCACATATTCATGACCTCGCCGCTATTCAGTTTTCTCCTAAGTGGGAAACTGGTCCTGAGTGGCCTGTTGTTCAACAAGGTCCTGCAATTAAAATGCCAGTGCCTAAAGCAAAAATAAAGAAAGCATCAACATTCAAAACATGTGTTGTTGTTCCTGACATTCAAATCGGTTATTACCGTGGTCGTGATGGAACACTAGAACCAACTCATGATGAGAAGGCACTTGATGTTGCACTCAAGATCATTGAAGAGATGAATCCCGACACAGTTATCTGTGTTGGTGACAATCTTGACTTTCCTGAGATGGGTAAGTATTTGACATACCCTGCGTATGCACAAACAACTCAAGCATCAATTGATCGTGCAACAGTATTCTGTGCGCAGATGCGTTCTGCGGCTCCTGATGCAGAAATCGTATGGCTTGCTGGTAACCACGAAGAGCGTATGCCTAAATACCTCTTAGTGAATGCATCAGCCGCTTATGGTTTACGCAAAGGAAACACCCCAGAATCATGGCCTGTTTTGAGTGTTCCATACCTTTGTCGTATGGATGACTTCAATGTTATTTATAAGCCAGGTTATCCAGCATCTGATTACTGGGTTAATGAGAAACTCCGAATCATTCACGGTGATCGTGTGAAGTCGTCAGGTTCAACAGCGCACATCTATCTCAACAATGAGAAGACAAGTGTTATCTATGGGCACATTCACCGCATTGAAACAGCGTTTAAGACTCGTGAAGACTTTGATGGACCTCGCACCATCATGGCTGCTTCTCCTGGTTGCCTTGCTCGGATTGACGGCGCAATTCCGTCAACAAAGGGAGGCGTGGATCTTGACGGACGCCCGTTGACTCGCCATGAAAATTGGCAACAAGGGCTGGGTATAGTTCGTTACGAAGATGACAACCAACATCGTTTCTCTTACGATGTCATTCCTATCTACAACGGATGGGGAATGTACCAAGGTAAGGAATACCAGGCGGACTAATGACAACGATTGTCGGAATTCAAGGTGATGGCTTTGCCGTGGTGTGTGTTGACTCACGTATCTCCACTGTGTTCTCCGATGGGCTTGCACAAACTGGAACGCTTCGTGAAGGTTCAAGCAAGGTCGCTGTCAATGGTAAGTACTTGTTAGGTGCGGCTGGAGATGTGCGTGCAATCAATATCTTGCACCATGTCTTCCAGCCCCCAGCAGTCCCACCAAATCTAAAAGGAAAGAAACTAGATCAGTTCTTTACTGCCAAGTTCATTCCTGCGTTACGTGAATGTTTTGACGCTCAGGGTTATTCAATACCTGACCTCAATGAAAACAAAGAACACATTGCCGAGCAAGGCTCTAGCATCCTTGTTGTAGTCAATGGTGTTATCTACATGGTGGACGGTGATTACGCATGGTCATCTGAAGCCAGCGGTATTTACGCCATAGGTTCTGGTGCCCATTACGCATTAGGTGCTCTACAGGTCATGATGAACAAAAAGAAATGGACAGCCCAGCAGGCTAAGACGAGTGCCCTCAAGGCGCTCACTATTGCGGCTAGGTTTGACCCTTATACGGGTCCCCCATACCAGACATACATCCAAGGACAGGAAAGCGCCAGAACCCGTAAAACGGTATAATCGGTCTAAGCCTATTCAAGGAGTATTATGAAGACAGACAGCCTTAAAAGAATGATCGCATCATATGCACGCTCAGTACTTGGTGCTGGTCTTGCCCTCTATATGTCAGGTGTAACTGACCCAAAAACACTTGCTTACTCACTATTGGCGGCTGTTGCTCCAGTAGCATTGCGAGCACTTAACCCTAACGATACCGCCTTTGGTCGCCTCCCAGCCGTTGAGGAAGTAGAAGTCGCTTTGACAAATGTACCTGTCAAGAAAGCACCTGCTAAAAAAGCCGCCGCTAAAAAGTAGTTAATGTGGGCTTTCCTGTAACCAAAAAGCAAGCCACAGGATATGTGGAAGCGGTAAAAAACCCTGACCAGGGTGGTTTTACCCATCCCCATATCGTTTCTGGAGAAGACCCCACAGATAAGAACATCATGGTGTCTTTGAAAGGAGCAGAGCAACAGACCCCTGTTAATGAGATCACTCCTAGGCATATTGTGCGCTACGCACGAACCCACAGAAATGAATTAATTCCATCAGGTCGCCATCTTGGCGGTTACTTAATGGGTCCTATGGAAGGTCAACAAATGCGTAATGTTGCTTTGGACGTTTCTATTGGGGTTCCTTTTAAAGGACGAAATGCTGAAAAACTACCTTTAGCAGAAGCAATGCGTATTGCGGCTGTTAATGATCAGGAATCAGTATACGACCCACGTCCAAAAGCCGCTGATATGTTCCCTGCCAACCCTCATTTTAAGGGTGATGTACCTGCCGACGCAGGGGATAAGGACGCATGGACATCCCGTTGGTTAAGCGAGCGCCTCACTCGTTAGATCTTTGTGGGTGTCACAAACCCACGTCACCTTAGTAACCATTCCGTCGTCGTCTTCGTCTGACCATGCATTAATGGCTAAATCATTGCATATTTCGCACAAATGGCGCTCTTTTGCTGTTGCTCTCCAATGTTGCTTGTAGAAGGTTTTTTTGCTCATACACATAAGTTATCAGTTTGATGTAGAGTTGCCAACTACAGGCTACAATTTATACACCTACAAATTTGAATAGGGGCACATGTCCTAATGGCAGTTGATTTTTGGTCGCCATCATATAGAGCATCTTCAAGCGACCTAACGGTTGCTATATCCCCGCTCGGCTTAGTTGAACTCGCAGACGAAGAGTTTGAAGTACATGGACCTCGTCTCAATCGCTATTCAGCCGC